AATCATTGCGTACACTCAAAGTAAAAGCTTTTACACTGATTGAAATGAAGGATAGTAAAATTCTTTATATTCTCCATTTTATGACAACCCGCTCAGATGTCACTTGCACCTTATCAATCAAGGCCCTAGCAATGGTCTTTTGGTTATCATAATCAATGCTTGCGATATCCTCACAGTCTAGTATCTGTTTTATATTATTTCTTCGTTCCTGACCTTGTATTTCTGGGTCATTTTTTAGTTCTTCCTCAAGTGCCGTCCTCATTGTCATAAATTCTGAGGACCTTTTTTGTAGCTCGTCCAAAGTGATGCGGTCATCAATATACAAGTCATTTAGCCTGCTTAGTTTCCTAGTCAGCTCATCAATTTGTTTCTGATAGCTAACACGGTCTATAGTGCTTGATTGGGTGCTAAATAGTTGTTCAATGTAGCTCTGGTCATGCTGTAGCTTGCTTATCTCTGTAATGATATATTTCTCTAATTCGTCCTTGTCATAAGCTCCAGAGTGGCATTTTTGATTATTATTGTAGACAGTGACCCCAGCCGTCTTCCTTGGATGTCTCTGGTAGCATTCGTATCTAATAAATCTAGTGCCATCTTTGCGGATACCGCCCATTATTAGCTTGAGAGGTGCGTGACAATACCCGCATTGTGCAAGCCCTGACAGCATATACTTAGCCTGAAATGGTCTGGGGTTTGTCTTTTCTGCAGCAATCCTCTGTCTGATTTTTAGCTCCTCTTGCGTCCTCTTGTACACGTCTTCTGAGATGATGGACTCATGATCTCCAAGAAATAGCTGGCCCTTGTACTGATTATATCCACAGTAGACAGGATTTGACAGGATACCTCTGACAGCTCTATAATTCCAGCTAATTTCTTTTGGGTACTTCTCGTTTAAGTCATCCCTTAATTTAGTAATAGACCGACCTTCCAGATAGCGCTCGAAAATGTACTTAACCACTAGCGACTGTGCTGGGTTTATGATCAGTGACCCTGTCTCTTTCTGATAGTCGTAACCATAGGAAGTTCTGCCCCACATCATAGATTTTCCAGCTTTGGCACGGCCTAACTTTCCTAGTTGCATCCGTTCCTTGATTTGCTCACGTTCAAGCTGAGCAAATACGCTCAACAGGCCTATCATAGCCTTACCAAAAGGGGTAGAGGTGTCAAAATTCTCTTGCAGGCTTAAAAACTCTATCCCATTTTTGATAAAAACATCCTCAATTAGAAATAGAGTATCTTTCTGACTACGGCTGAGACGGTCGAGCTTATATACTAGTACTGTGTCAAACAGCTTGCTCTCAGCATCTCTGATAAGTTGTTCAAGCGCTGGCCTCTCCGTGTTGGATCCTGAGAAACCTCCGTCAGTGTATATCTCGTAAATATTCCAGTCTTTAATATCGCAATAACTTGTTAATTTTGCTTTTTGTTCGTCGATAGAGTAGCCTTCCTCGGCCTGGTTTGTTGTCGATACCCTGACATAGATAGCTACCTTATTTGTTGATTTCATTGCTTTTATACCCCCTTTTTGATAAAATGGGTATAGTAAAACGGGCTTTTTAATGCCGTTTACTATACATCACGCCTCACGCTCTCCTCGACCAAAATTTGAGCGTGGGGCTTTTTTTATTTCACTTTTACCTCCATGTTCCCGTTCATCTTCTGGGAAACAAGGGAGTTACCGTCATCTGTTTTTATGTGTAGCATTGGGTATGATTTAAAATCAACTCCATTGATGCCAGCCCAAACGTTAAAGGCTTCATGCTCTTTTGCTTGCAACCCATCCGCAAAGGCTTGTAAATCAGTTTTAGAGTAGTATTTGTAGTCATTTGGCACATTCACATAGAGGATAGTATCCTTGCTGTGGAATGTGTAAGTAGAAATATCTACACCTTTTTCTGTAAGATCCTGTTTAAAGTAATCAATGAAACTAGCCATTTGACCCGCTGTGACCCGTGGCAACTTATCATCACTTTCAGAGCTCGCCTCAGTAGTCTCAGTAGTTTCTGTTTTTTCTGGTTCTTTTTCTTTCGTTTCTGTACTTGAACTTTGTTTAGCCACTTTCGGAGCCTCAGGAGCTTTGGTTTTAGGTGCTAATCCTAAAGCCTGTAAAACAAAACCGAGTGCAGCCAACGCTAAAAATCCTGCTATAAAAACTTTAACCTTTTTCATAAAAATACCTCCCAGCTTTTAGTGTGGTTCAGTAATTGCACATCTTTTTAATTTTTGTAAATTTCAACTACTTCTCCGATTGTTCGGATGTCGTCATTCTCTGTTAGATAGATTTCCTCATAGCTATTATTAAGGCTTTGTAAGTACCAGGAACCATCGTAATCTCTTTTAAGTTTTTTAACAAAGTTTTTGCCATTTACCTGGAAGATACCAATGTCATTGATGTCTACCTGACTAGTAATATTAATAAATAATAGATCGTTATCTTCTATAAGTGGTTCCATTGAGTCACCAGCAACCTTAGCTATAGTATCATATTTTTCAGGGACATCATCGGCTCTGAGTTTAACTTCCATGTGTAAATTGTCTTCTTGGAAAGTACCATGACCAGCAGCTACTAACCCCTCTACGTAGTCAGTGATGTAATTGTCATCTTGAGATTTCTCAAAAATAGAGGGAACAACGGAAGCCTCTTGCTCCTCAAGTTGCTCTTTAGCAAAATACAAAACTTTTTCTTGTCTATCTCTTGATAGTTTGCTGTAGATGGGTAATATTTCAGCCTGAGCTAAATCAATACCGTTAAAATAATCTAATGGCACATCAAAGAAATCAGCAAGGATTTTAACAGATGAAAGTCTAGGCTCTTCTTTGTTATTTTCCCATTTAGAAATTTTTCCCTTATTGAAGTTGATAGTATCAGGGTAATTCTTATTTAACGCATCAGCCAACTCTTCAAGAGTTAGGCCGTTATTTTTTCTAAGCTCTTTTATTCTATTTCCTATCATGATCATTACTCCTTATCTACTAAGATAATACCATAAAAGTTGCGTTATCGCAAATTTTTTGGAAAAAAATAAAAAAAGTTGTTGACAACGAAAAAAATACAGTGTATACTAGACTCATAAAACAAAGTTGCGAAAACGACAACTTAGAAAGGAGGGGTTACATGGGAGGTGCTTTAGTGCTAGATAAACCATATCATAATTTAAAAGGAATTATAGTTTCAAAAGGGTTGAAGCAGAAAGATATTGCTGAAAAATTAGATATGGATAAGTCAACGTTAAGCATGAAACTTAACCGATACCGTGGTAGAGATTTTACATTCTCAGAAGCAAGCAAGTTAGCAGAACTACTAGGTGTCAAGATGGAAGATTTCTAGTAGTATTTTTTTACTCTAAAAGTTGCGAAAACGACAACTTAGAAAGGAGATCACATGAACGAACTCATCAATGTTACACTCAATGACAACCACGAGCCTGTAGTATCTGGTAGACAGTTACATGAGGCGCTGGAAGTCAAAACGAAATATGCCGACTGGTTCAATCGAATGATTGACTATGGCTTTGCAGAAAATCAAGATTTTTTGCTTCTCAAAAATGAGCAGCAAACAGGTCGAGGAGGTCACAATAAAGTAGACCACATTATCAAGCTAGACATGGCAAAAGAAATTGCTATGATCCAGCGAACAGAACGAGGCAAGCAAGTCCGACAATACTTTATCCAAGTTGAAAAAGACTTCAATAGCCCTGAGAAAATCATGGCAAGAGCCTTGCTTATGGCTGATCAGAAAGTCCACAAGCTAGAGGCTAAGATCGAGGCTGATCGTCCTAAGGTGCTATTTGCAGAAGCAGTCAGTGCTAGTCACACGTCTATCTTGGTCGGAGAGCTTGCTAAGCTACTCAAGCAGAACGGGGTAGATATCGGAGCAACTCGCTTGTTTAGCTGGCTAAGAGCTCATGGCTATCTAATCAAACGCAATGGACGTGATTGGAACATGCCAACACAGAAGAGTGTAGAGATGGGGCTTATTCGTGTTAAAGAAACAAGCATCACACACGCTGACGGCCACATCACAGTGAGCAAGACACCACTTGTAACTGGCAAGGGCCAGCAGTACTTCATCAATAAATTTCTTAATCAGGAGTTGCTGCCAGGTTAAAACAAAAAGCCCCTCTGGAACGGCAATTCCATTGAGGGACTAAGCAAAATACTTTACGAGGTAATTATATCATGAAAAAAGTAAAAAAGAAATGGGAGCCACGCATCTTAAATGTCATGGCGGACGGATCACAGTTAGACGACCTTACAGGATATATCATCCCTGCTGGTCATTCCTACTATGGCATCGCTTTAGGCATGAACAAGCGAGAGTTACAGAAAGGGGCTTAAATATGAGGTATGCAGTATATAATCAGGAACACTCACGAGAATTACACATCTATCAATAACGCTTTCACTCAAGATAAGCAACTGAAACCAGCCACAATAGGGATTTTGGCAGTCATACTGACTAATAAGTCTGATTGGGTTGTGTATCCTGACGAGATTGCACGACGTTTAGGAATAAGTAGGCGCACCGTAGATGAACACTTTAAGCTTTTAGAAAAAGCTGGTTATCTCAGAGTTTACCGCTTAGGACTAGGCAGAGGTAAAGGCGTTACAGTACACAGATTTTTTTCAGACATGCCTATTTCAGATGATTACTTTGAGTATCTAAAAACCAATCTTGAGAAAGAGTTATCCACAGATGACGGAGTTTAAAAATACAGTTGGAAAATATTGCCATGTGTAAAATTGCCATGTGTAAAATTGCCATGTGTAAAATTGCCATGTGTAAAATTGCCCCCTAACAAGTACTAACTATATAACAAGTACTAACTATACAACAATATAGCCTACGGCACTAACTAAAAAACAAGTACTAACCAACAACAAACTAGTACTTACAAATAAAAAAAGAAAAGAGACAAAAAAATGACTACAAACGACAACATCAAAACCATTGAACGCATTCAAGAGTTACAAAAACATCTACACGATATCGCAATGACCGGGATGCTAACGCTAGCGCTCATTAAACCTAAAGGCATTGAGGGAGCAGTGCTAGAAAACACGGCGGACACAATCCATAAAGTATCACATATTATCCAGGACGTGCTAGACGGAAAAACGCTAAATCAAGCCATTGATACATATCTAGCCGACGAAGACGACGAATAGGGAGACGAATAATGTTAGAAAAAATCAAAAACCTATTTAACCTGGACTATTTCAACGAAAACGAAGATGAACCAGTACAGCACAGTGGCAGTTTGATTGATATCCGCACACTACAAGCTCAGGTACGAGAGCTACAAGAAGTTGTGCGTAAACAGAATGCAATCATGCGAGATCTCTCAGAAGACAATATCCGCCTAGGGTATGAATGCAAGCGCTACGCCGACACAGTGGCAGTCCAACAGCGTCTCATTGATGTATATGAGAACATGAATAAATAAGGAGGCTCACATGGACAGAGGGCTATTTGGAACCTTTGACTATGACCGTGACTACTTGCAGACTCCTCTGGAACGTGAGGAGCGTGACCCTGATGAATGGATATTCAGAGGCGGTCAATGGATTTATGTAGGAGATGAGTAGCCTATGGAAGTGCAATGCTACGAAAACGACGCTTATTGGCGTAAACGATACCAGGGACTCTGTTATGAGATGGGCGAAATCGTCAACGAGCAACAAGACAAGATTATCTTACTTAGCCAGGAAAACAAACGGCTGAAACGTGAGATTTGGAACATGAAACAGACCAAAAGGAGAAGAAGATGACGAATGAATTGACACAGAAGCAAGTTACATCAAATGTTGCAACACGAATCGAAGCGATGAAGGGAGAAGGACTCCTGATCGCACCGAATTATAGCGTGAGCAATGCCCTGAGTTCGGCATACTACGCGCTAAAAAATTCCAGTAGCGGGAATCTACTACAACAATGTACACAAGATAGCATTTATAATGCATTGTTAGAAATGGTAACCCAGGGACTAAGCCCGGCTAAAAAGCAATGTTACTTTATCAAATACGGCTCTGACGTCCAATTGAGAATGTCTTATTTTGGGACCATTAAAGTTACTAAAGATTTGCAAGAGGTGAAAGATGTTACTGCAAATGTTGTTTACGAAGGGGATACGCTAGAAGTATCAGTTGAAAATGGGCGTAAGAAGTTAGTCAAACATGAGACAGATTGGCGGAACGCAGATAATCCAATAATTGCTGCTTATTGCATCATCACTCGAACGGATGGAGAAGAGTTTTTTGAAGTCATGACTAAAAAACAAATTGATAAGTCTTGGTCTAAGGCTAAAACAAAGAATGTTCAAATTGATTTTCCTGACCAGATGGCCATGCGTACGGTTATCAACCGAGCTGCCAAAATGTTTATCAATACAAGCAATGACAGCGACTTGTTCGCTGGAGCAATCAATAACACAATTGCTGACGAGTATGACAATGAGCGTCAAATGAAAGAAGCTGAACCAGTGAGAGAAGAGGCTGAAACATTGGACGGCATTCTTGGAGCTTCTGAAGAATTGACTGAAGAACCAAAAAAAGAGGTTATCAATCAGGAGTTGACAACCACAGATACAAAATACCCAGCAGATGAGATCCCAGATTTTGATGAAGAAACAGGCGAAGTAATCGACCAAGAGCCAGAAACTGGCCAAATGGACATGCTAGAAGGGGAGGATTTCTAGAGTGACTGAAGAATTAAAAGATGTAACGGATAGCTTAGAAATCGTTCCAGTAACGGATTTAGAAGTCGGCTTTGTCCTAAAAGCTGCTGAAATCGAAATTCAAGGCAAGGAAGTTTTGGAACAAGCTTTAGCAGCTTATCAAAAGAAATATGCTGGCTATATCGTAACAGAAGAAACTTTGTCGGACGATACCAAGGTCAAAGACGAGTTGGGGCGAGTGCAACGCCAAATTGAACAAGAACTTAAAACTCAACTCTCAGAATACTCTAAACCTCTTGATGAAGTGAAGACGTGGGTAGATAACATATTAGACCCAATCAAAACTTTGCAGGCTGATATTAAAAATCAGATTAAAGAGTTTGAAGAGAGAGCGACGGAAGCCCGTAAAGATACAGTCAAAGAGGCTTTTGAATCCGCAATTGCAGAAAGTGGCATAGAACTCGATATCAAATTGTTTGCAATCTACTTTGACGATTTCAGCAAGAAAAAGTGTTTCATGGCTGACAATGTGCGAATCAATCAAGCGACCTCTAAAATGATCGCTGATTTGGTAGCAGAAGAAGCGGCAAAGAAACAGCAACGTGAAGTTGGACTTATCCAAATAACAGAAGCCGCTGCCAAGGCAGGATTTGGCCCAGCTGTCTACATTCGCAGATACGACCAAGGAGGAAAGCTAGCTGATATCTTGCAAGCAATCCTTGATGATAAAGAGCTGGCCGACCGCACAAAAGCAGAAGCAGAGCGAAAAAAGCGTGTCGAAGAAATGATGGCTATTGCAGAAGCCAAAGGTCTGAATCCTGAAAAATATGTTGATTTGCTCAATGAAGGTCGCTCTGCTCTGGACGTTATCAATATTTTGCACGCAGATGCAGACGAGCTTAGACAGGCGCAAGCAGAAGCAGAGCGAAACACTCAGAATCAATCCTACGCCCAAAATCAACCTGAATTTAAGCCTGAAACAGCTTCAGAGGGCAATTACACCCCAGAACAAAAAACTAACCAAAAATCGCAAAATACAGCTTCTGATGATACGGCTAAAAAATATGGTTATCGCTATCAAAATATGGAAATTATTTTCCCTGAAAAAAACATGCGTCAAGTCAAAGAACAATTTAAGACTATTTCTCAAGAATTAGGAATTATTGTCCGGATAATGCCTGGATCGGAAAGTAAGGCTGAAAAGGTGGAAATGGAATGACACAAGATTTACTTGGTAAAGATTACTATTCAGCCGCTTCTGCCCGTCGCTACTGGTCTATCTCACAATACAAGCGATTTAGAGAGTGTGAGGCACGGGCATTGGCTGAGCTAGAGGGAGAATGGGAAGACCAAAGAGACAACACAGCTCTCTTGGTTGGGAACATGGTCCACAGCTATTTTGAAAGCCCAGAAGCACATAAGAAATTTATGGACGAAAACGAAGATGCCATGATTTCCAAAACTGGTAAAACCAAAGGTCAGTTAAAAGCTGACTTTCTGGTTGGCCAGCGAATGATTGAGAGGCTAGAAGCTGACAAACAGTTCATGGACTACTATGTTGGCCAAAAAGAAGTTGCTGTCACAGGAAATATCGAAGGCGTGGAATTTAAAGGCAAGATTGACTGTCTCAATGTCGAAAAAGGGTATTTCGTGGATATTAAGACTACAAAATCAGACATCGACAGTATGGTCTGGGTCCAGGACGAATCAAGCGGACGAAACATCCAGGTTCGCTGGTTCGAGGCTTGGGGGTATGTCTTGCAGATGGCAGCATATAAGAAAATGCTGGAAGAGCAGTACGGAAAAGAGTTCACCCCTATTATCTACGCGGTGACTAAAGAGCCGACTCCAGACACCAGAGCGATTGTTTTCCAATCGCAGGAAAAACTCGATTATGAGTTGACCGAGCTATCTATGCTTATCCAGCGCCTTGACAAGGTTAAAAAAGGCGAGGAGAAAGCAAAGCCGTGCGGCCATTGCGAATACTGCAAATCGAAAGCATTGAGTCAGCGTGTGGAGGTGATTTGATGAGTAAGAAAGTAAAAGACATACTGGCAACCCATGACACAGGCTGTCCGCATGGCATTACATTTGCCATACATCAAGATAAAGATGAGTGTATTGCTTTGTTTGGTCGTTCTGGTTGGCCTGGACTAAAACCTATTTTTATCTGTTGGAACAGCGACGTTGAAAACAGAACAATGTATCACACAGAAGAAGAGTTACAGAATGCGTATGTTGATAAAGTCAAAGTGATTGAGGACGATTTTATCATAATTGGATTGTTGCCATTTTAGGAGATGAAACCATGGAAATTAGAAAAATTTCAAGCAGCATAGCCCTTTACTCAAACGGCAAGAGGTTGCAAGTAATCCATAATTTAGGTGATGAATTCATCTTAGATCTTGAAATTAAAAATTACAAAACTATAAAAATTGATGACCTGAGCCCTCTCATTGTGAGTGAGATTACTCCAATTTTTAAAGTGAGTGGGTACTGCTCACGGCGTGGAGAAGACACCCAACGCTTAAAATGGGCCATCCGTCAATTTGAAGACTTTGACGAGTACTTGATTGCCCATCATGACGAACTGGTCGAATGGTGGAAAAATCCAAATAAGGAGGAAAAAAATGATGTTGTTTAAGGAAATTGGAATGGCAGTAGTATGGTTACTCTTGGGATACCTGTTAGGAGAACGTAGCGCTGGAAAGGACAAAACAGATGATTAACAACGTTACACTTGTTGGGAGGCTTGTAGCGCCTCCTGACCTACGCAAAACGCCTAACGGCGTATCTAGTTTGCAGGGAACGCTGGCAGTAAATCGCAACTTCAAAAACCAGAATGGGGAACGTGAGGCTGATTTTACCAACTTCCAAGCATGGCGTGGTACAGCTGATATCATTGCTCAATATTGTAGCAAAGGCACTCTTATTGGGATCACAGGGCGCTTACAAGTTCGGAGTTACGAAAAAAGCGGAGAGCGTCGCTATGTTACCTATGTAGTCGCTGAAACCGTTACTTTGCTGGAAAAGCGCAACAACAACCAAAATAGCAACCAATCAAGTGGCTACAACTCACCATTTGCTGGAGCTAATCCGCTTGATCTGTCAGATGATGATTTGCCTTTTTAGGAGGTATCGATATGACTGAACTTAAAGAGAAAGCTTTTGCCAAAATGCTGGAAGAATTAAACAAGCCACATGATATGGCCATGGATCGCATTCATAACTGGATATGCGACCAAGAAGACGAAGATTTGTTCCAAGGAATATTGAAAGAGCGATACTCTCTGAAATGCGCTCTAAAATATGCAAAAGAAAAAGCTCGTAAATTCGCTGAAAATGGAGTGGCTTGCATCGATGATAATACTGTTTTCGGATGGATTCGAGAATATTTTGTCTCAAATTCGCAAGTATCCAATATCAAGCAGGTGCCTGTTGAGGACATCAAAAAGAAGGTAGAGAAACCCAAAAATCATCCTGAAGATAAAGTTGATGTAGCCAAAATTAGGGAAGGCGCTGGTCCAGATGACAATATCATCAAAAAACCTAAAATCAAGAAAGAGAAAGGAGTAGTCGAAGGGCAGTTGGACCTTTTCGCAGATTTGGCATGAGTAAGATCAACGAACAATGCAAGCGAGAAGCTGACAGACGATTGAAACCACCTGTAGACTTCTGGAGCTGGTGCTACTCGCAAATTACAACGTACAAATGGAGCAATAAAGACAAGACCATAATCGCTTCAGATTTGGACCTTGGCTATTGTGTCGAAAAGCGACTAACAAAGTCATCTCGGCTTACTTTTTATGATAAGACATACTTTTTCTCAATCATTCTCTGCACTTCAAAACGTATCGAGATTCAATCTTATGAATTTCAATCAAAATTAGTCGACGGAAAGCAGTTCATTGATTGGCATTTTACAAATTTAGAGCGATTTGAAAATGATACGCATGTGAAAATCGGCCAAGATTACACCGGACAATATTATCCTTATCTATTCTCTAATTATTTTGGAGGCGGATATTATACAGGCAATAAATTCTATCCGAACAACTGGATTGAAAAACTTAAAAATTTATCTGAACTTAAATATTTGAAGTTTGGGAATATCGCTTATTGGGAAATTGAACGGCTTTACAAATACAAGTTTGAAATTGAATTTGCTCAAAAAATCCATGCTTACAAATTGGCCAACGAAATCATGTATCCAGGTTATACTGGATTCACAAAAAATGTAGATATGCGGACCTTAAATCGCAGATGGCTTCAGAAGAATAAACAATTTTTCAAGAATTCAAATCGTAGTTTTAATGAATTTGAGTTGAGCTGTCGATTAAAAGAGCGGAATGGTCAACTGGTACCTGGCATTGAATCTTATCTGACCTACCATGACATTAAGCATATACCGAAAGGCGTAGGGATCAATAAGTTTCAGAATTGGGTTATTAAGAATCATATTGACTTCAATGAATATCTTGACTATCTCACAATGCTACGAGAAATGGGCATTGAGCCTGAAGGTGATGCAATGCTCGTGCCAAAGGATTTCTCGTCTATGCATAATCACACAGTAGGCTTATATAATCAATTTATCGAAGAAAAACGCAAACTGGAAGATCAAAAGAAGCGCAAGCAGCTTGAAGCTGAATTTAAACTCAGAGAAGGAATGGATAAGACCATCCATGGATACGCATTCCATGTTCCTAGAAAAGTGGCTGAACTTATCTATGAGGGCAAGAAGCTACATCACTGCGTAAGCTCATACACTGACAAACATTTCAAAGGAAGTACTTTAATAGTGTTTATCCGTTTATCAAATCAACCTAAAAAACCTCTTTATACGCTTGAGGTAAAGCAGGGTAGGATAGTCCAGTTACGTGGCAAGTATAACCAAGATGTGCCAGATGAAGTCTGGGACATAGCCAAGGAATGGATGGAGCAAACGAAATTAGTACCAAAATCAGCATAAAGGAGAAAAACAAATGCTAAACAAAATCGACATACCAGGAACAACTATCACACTCGAAATCGTGGATAAAAACATCACGATTACAAACAAAATTGAATATGATATGCAGATGCATTTCAGAAATACAGACGCAGATGCTTCTCTTGATACGAATGGCGACGTGTTCGAGCCTCTATACTGGCTAGACATCAAGGTAACACCGAAAACGCCGACAGAGTATCATACGAGCCTTGGAGTCAAGAGGGAGAAACGCCACTTGGCCGAGCTTCAGAAGTTCTTTGAGTTCATTGAGAACAACAAGCGAAATCTATTTGACCTCTGTGGATTGAGAGGGGAGCTTAGTTAGGATGAAATTAACCCTGAACATTGAGCCTAAGCCTCAATCACGGCCAAGGTTTGCAAGACGTGGGAGTTTTACCACGACTTACGAAGATAAGGGCATGAAAGCCTGGCGCAATCATTGCCAGCTGCTCATTGCTAATCAGTACATGGGCCAGCCTATTCTTGAGGGAGCTTTGAGGGCAAAGCTTAGATTTTACATCAAGCCTCCTCAGTATATTTCCAAGATTAAGAAGAACCAACAGGCCCTCCTGGATGAAATCATTCCAGTAGACAAAAAGCCTGACATTGACAACTATGAGAAAGCTCTATATGACAGTATGTCAGGGGTCGTCTTTAAGGACGATGGTCAGATAGCCTTGCATGACGTTGGCAAGTTTTACAGCCTCAATCCTAGAATTGAGGTAGAAATCGAAAAAATCAACAAATAGGAGACACAAAAATGGGAATGATACTAATATTTTTTATCAGCTGTGTCATTGTATTAGCAGTGATCGCAAATATGGAGGACCATGATGAGTGACGAAACAAAAGAACTGATTTTTACCACAATCTTAGGCATGATGTGCTTTGTCGTCGGTGCAGTACTTGGGAACGTAGCGCCAGTCAATCCTCAGCCTAAAAAACAGCCCATAACCATCCACGTTGTGGACAACGCTGGCGGTATGATGGCAGGGCAAATCACAGACAAGGAAATCATAGAGGGGCGATACACGGTCACAGCAGGGGCTTATGGTAAGTTTCTAGTGACTAAGGATCAGTATGAGAGCCTAAAAGTTGGCGATGAAATTCCAGAATATTTGAAGAAAAGAGGTAATTAAGATGACAGAAACTATTAAGCTACCAAACTACTACGAGCCCGATTGGGAAAATGCAAGATATGGCTCATTGGAAGAACTTAAAGAGTTGTTACTCTATAAGCGTATCGTGAAATGGGACAAAGACTCTCTGTTACTTGAAGATGGCACAAAGGTCACTATTGAAATGTCTGAAAGTGATTGCTGTGCCTCAGCGGGTGGGGAGTTCCAAGATGTATCGCTTGACGCTGTGATTACTGATGTTAAAATTGGCAACCCTAAAGAAATCACTGACCACTGGGGAATAGGTTATAAAAACAAAGTAACTATCTTCCACAATCATAACCCTGTAGCTATTGCCAACTGTAAAGCAGAGCATAATGGCTATTATTACAGCGTAGGCTCTCTAGTGATTGGTGACATTCATTTCCCAGTAGTGAAAGCGTAGGAGAAGCGAAATGAAACTTATTGAAGGTTCAAACACAACAGCCAGAGTTTTTACAAATTTGATTGATGATGTCACATCAAACCAAATTGAACTAATGCTCAATGAAGCTATAACAGAAGGAACTACTGTCAGAATTATGCCTGACACTCATTTTGGCAAAGGGGCAACCATTGGAACAACTATCAAACTTCCAGATGATAGGTCTGAATGGAAGATTGCCCCTCAAGTGGTAGGTGTTGACTTGAGTTGTGGAATGATGTCGGTCAAAATCACCGAAAAGGATATTGACCTGAAAAAACTTGATGAAGTAGTTCATCAGGTAGTCCCAGCTGGAAACAGGTTGCACGCAATTCCTCAAAGGAACATAGATGACCTTATTAGTTCACTGTCTTTTGCCCCAGAGAAAGCAGAACAGCATAAAAAAGGGCTTGGAACTCTTGGAGGAGGAAACCACTTCATAGAATTGTCGGTTGATGAAGAAGGGAACTACTGGCTGACTGTCCATTCTGGCTCAAGGTCGTTTGGTGCTGAAATTGCAAGACATCATGAACGAATTGCCAAGAAATATCATTCTGACCATAGCAAAGAAATCAAGGAGATCATTTCTTCTTTGAAAGAGCTAGGAAGGGAAAAAGATATTGAGTCCGAAATCATGTCTTTCAAAAACAGCCAGAGTTTTCCAGAAATCCCATACCTAGAAGGGGAATTGCTCCAAGACTATCTGAATGACATCCGATTGGCCGACCAATATGCAGCGTTGTCAAGACAGGTTATGCTCCATAATATTGCAACAGAAATGGGTTGGGAATCCAGTTTTCTCTTTGACTCGGTTCATAACAACATTGATGATGTCAATGGTATTATCAGAAAGGGTGCTACATCAGCGCAAGAAGGGGAATTGCTGATTATACCGTTGAACATGCGTGACGGTTCTTTGATTTGTGTAGGAAAAGGGAACGCTGACTGGAACTTCTCAGCCCCTCATGGCGCTGGCCGCCTTCTTTCTCGGAAAGCAGCTAGAGAATCAATCAAACTAGAAGATTATCAAAAGCAGATGAAAGATGTTTACACCTCGTCAGTAGGATTGCAAACGCTGGATGAAGCCCCTGGAGCATATAAACCAGCTCGGTTGATTATTTCTTCAATCTGGCCAACGGTGGAGATAAAACATCACTTGAAGCCAGTGTATAACTTTAAAGCTCATTAAGGAGGGCAAAAATGAAACCCAAAAGAAGACCCTACACTGGAAAAATCAGAATTGTAAGAAAAGAAATGCCAAGGTTTATCATGCTGAGCTATACAGCTTTCGATAGTAGACTGGTTAATCATATCGATACAATGGTTCAAACTGGAATAAGTGAAACTCTGATTACTTTCAAAACACCGAGGTTCTTTTCATACGAAGAAAAACAAATCAGAGTGCCGTTACCGCTAATTGAAGTTGTAAAAATCCTTAATCAGTACTAAAAAAAGCCAAGGCACTCTCTGCCTCAGCTAATAGTCTTTGCGATATGACTATTATACCACAAAGGAGACGGAGAGTGAACAAGGCTAAAGAGCTCTTGAATGAGCTACAAAATCTTGATATGGACATTCAAAGCCGTATAGATGAAATCAATGAGCTTGAGGCGGGTTTGCTCTCAAGCCCCAAGTGGACAGCAGACAAGGTCAAAGGTGGTCAAGCCAAAAAGGTTGATGATGTCTATACTCAGCTTATTGTGATGAAAGAGGCGATAGAGCAAGATACCAAGGAAGTTATTGATAGGAAACTTGAACTTGGTAGGCTTATAAATAAACTTAAAAATCCAAAGCACAGAACTATCTTGAGGATGACCTACATCAACAAAATGTATGTCGATGATATCTGTGACAGTATGGGAGGTATGAGCTCACCTACTTATTATCGTTTAAAAAAACAGGCAGTAAATGAGCTTGATGTCATTCTTACAGAATTGATAGTAAATGATAGTGATTGTACAGGCATGAAGCACAAAATCTGCTAGAATGGTAGTATCAAGAATTAAGGAAAAACCTTACTAAGTTTCCACCGCTGCATGACAGCCAAAGGGACGGACTAAAAATGACATTGAAAGCCGTCCAGTGATAAACAAACTATCCAAGATGTCGTTAGTTAGGTTAGTGCCCCTTGTTGGTGGTTGAGGGGGCTTAGGGAATATAGCTCAGTTGGTAGAGCGCCTAGTTGAAGCCTAGGAGGTCGCTGGTTCAATTCCAGCTGTTCCCATTGTATCTCTGTGAGTAGCTATCACAATAGAGGTACAGGGCGGTAATTAGATTTAGGCTGATTAACCTGTAGGACAGAGATAAAGTAGCGCTATATAAGGCTCTGGTGGGGGAGGCACCCACTTACCGCATACAGTCACTCAATGAGTGGCTTTTTTATATTTCAAAACAAATAAACAGCAGGAGGTTTAGGCTTGGGTAGAGCAAGAGACCCCAACCGAGACAAAGCATTTGAAATCTATTCAGAGAACAATGGAAACATTGAACTGGTTGAGATTGCTGAGCGTTTGGGTGTTTCAGCTGGCACTGTCCGAGGTTGGAAAAGTAAAGACAAATGGGAACCTAAAATAAAAGGAACGTTCCAAAAGAAAAATACGGAACGCTCCAAAAATCCAAGGGGTGCTCCAAAGGGCAGTAAGAACGCTTTAGGACATGGAGCCCCTAAGGGAAACACTAACGCCATCAAACATGGTTTGTTTGCTAAGTATCTGCCACAGGAGGTGTATGAGATAGCACAGGAGCTATCAGACAAGCAACCTATAGATATACTCTGGGAAAATATCACGCTGACCTACGCTAATCTACTGCATGCTCAGCGTATTTTATTTGTCCAAGATGTCGAGGACAGCAATACCTTTGTCACAAGCGAGGGTAAGGCTGGTGTGGGATACGAACATCACACGGCATGGGATAAGCAAGGAAAGGCTCTAGCTGCAATAGCAAGGGCACAGTCAGAGCTTAAAGGCATGATTAAGACCTATGATGAACTGACACGGTCACCATTGGTCACAGAGGAGCAACGCTTGAGAATTGATAACCTCAAGGCTCAGCTTGGTTCTAATGATGAGAGCGATACAGTAATTACTGGATTTACATTTGACAGGAGTGAGTACAATGGCAATACTGAACCTAGCCAAACTGATTAACCCAGTATTTGACGAAGTACTCTACACCCTCAAGAGTCATGTGGTCCTCAAGGGTGGACGTGCATCCACTAAGTCATCGGTGGTCTCCATCGACCTTGTAAATGACTTTATCAACGACCCTATGGGTAATGTGGTAGTCTTGCGCAAAGTCGGAAAGTACCTGAGAATGTCCGTGTATGAGCAGATAAGATGGGCCATCTATGAGATGGGGCTTGCTAACCAGTTCAAATTTGGGAAATCTCCCCTACAGATAACTCACAAACAAACAGGAACCGCTTTTTATTTCTATGGTGTAGATGACCCTATGAAACTCAAATCCCAAAAGATAGCCAAAGGCTATGTTATGTCTGTATGGTTTGAGGAGTTAGCAGAGTTTGCTGGCCGTGAAGACATTGATATCGTAGAAGACACTTTCATCCGTCAAGAGCTTCCTAACGGCAAACAAGTCAAGGTCTATTTCACTTATAACCCTCCACGCAACCCCTATGATTGGATTAATGGATGGGTGGCTGAGAAAGCAAGTGATCCAACCTACTTGATACACCACAGCACCTATTTGGATGATAAGCTAGGCTTTTTGTCTAAGCAGATGATTGAGAAGATAGAGCGGTACAAAGAGACTGACCCTGACTATTACCGCTGGATGTATTTAGGCGAGGTAATCGGCCTTGGCAATCATGTGTACAACATGAACTACTTTAAACCACTAGAGAGCCTGCCAGAAGATGATAGGCTTATCGGCATATCATTTGCCCTGGATACAGGACACCAACAATCAGCAACGGCCTGTGGAGCCTATGGGCTCACTGCCAAGGGTAATGTTATCTTACTTGATACTTTCTACTATAGCCCAGCTGGAAAGATCATCAAAAAGGCACCTAGTGAGCTCACTGTGATGATCCATGACTTTATCGATGAGGTCATGAAGACTTACAGAGTGCCAAAGCTCAAGATGACCATTGATAGTGCTGAGGGCGCTTTGAGAAATCAATATTTTAAGGACTACGGAGAAAGATGGCGACCCGTGGCCAAAAAGAAAAATCAGACCATGATTGACATGGTAATCAGCTTGCTAGCAGAAGGACGTTTCTACTACCTTGACATACCAGCTAACAAGATATTTGTTGAGGAGCATAAGATGTACCGTTATGATGACAAGACTATTAACTCTGATGATCCCAAAGTTATTAAGGAAGATGACCACACGGTCGATGAGTTCAAATATTTTGTCTTGGACAACGCTAGAGAGCTAGATCTGAAAGCCTAAGGAGCAAATAATGGGACTAGTACAGACTATCAAGAATTTTTTTACAAGGAGTAAGTATGTGATGACTGCACAAAGCTTAACGAGCATAACAGACCACCCGAAAATAGCGGTATCTAGTGCCGAGTATGATCGTATCAGGGAGAATCTGAAATACTTTGCAGGAAGATATCCACAGATTGAGTACAAGGATAGCAACGGCACAAAGCAAAAGCGGGATTATAACCATTTGCCAGTAGGTCGCACTGCTGCTAAGAAGATTGCAAGCCTAGTTTTTAATGAACAAGCTGAAATTAAACTTGATGACAAGGATGCTGATAAGTTTATCCAAGATCAGCTACAAAATGACCGCTTTATCAAGAACTTTGAGCGATACCTAGAAAGCTGTTTGGCCCTTGGTGGTCTTGCTATGCGCCCATATGTCGATAATGGCAAGGTACGGGTGTCGTTTGTTCAAGCTCCTGTATTTTTACCGTTGCAATCCAACACTCAGGATGTATCTAGTGCTGCTATTGTTACCAAGGCAACCAAATCAGAGGGTCAGAAGCAGAAATACTACACTCTTTTTGAGTTTCATGAGTGGAAAGATGGTGAGCGATACACGATCACAAACGAGCTCTACAAGTCCGATAGTCAGGACAAGGTGGGGGATAGGGTGCCACTATCTACGCTTTACGAGGATTTAGAGGAGACGGTTAACGTTAACGGTCTGAGTCGTCCGCTGTTTACCTACCTAAAGACTCCAGGCATGAATAATAAAGATATCAATAGCCCGCTGGGGTTGTCTATCTTTGATAATGCTAAGACTACAATCGACTTCCTCAACGAGACTTATGACCAGTTTATGTGGGAAGTCAAGATGGGTCAGCGCCGTGTAGCTGTGCCTACTCAGATGATTAAGCCTGAGTATAACCAACAAGGTGAAAAGGTTATCGTCAAGCGTCAATTTGAAGCTGGTCAGAATGTCTACGAGCAATTTGACAACGGAGACATGGACAAAGGCATAGGTATTACAGACCTAACCACACCTATCCGCTCTGACGATTATATCAAAGCTATTAATGAGGGCTTGGCCCTTTTTGAAATGCAAATCGGCGTATCTGCTGGCATGTTCTCGTTTGACGGCAAGAGTATGAAGACCGCTACAGAAATTGTGTCAGAAAACTCTGATACATACCAAATGCGTAACAGCATTGTAAGCCTTGTAGAACAAGCACTAAAAGAACTTATCATCTCAATGATTGAGCTTGCCATTGCTTACGATTTGTACAAAGGCAGCGTCCCAACGATGGACAAGATCAGCGTCAATTTAGACGATGGAGTCTTTACGGACCGAAACGCCGAGCTTGATTACTGGATTAAAGTGGTTAACGCTGGATTTGGTACAGATGTCATGGCTATTGAAAAGGTGCTCAATGTAACCCCCGAGAAAGCCGAGAAAATCAAGAATGAAATAGACGGCAATACACTGGATGAAGCCAACGCTGAGCGTGGCCCTGATGATGTTGGAGTGTACGGAGAGTAAGTAGATGGCTGATGACAAGAAAAAACCAATCAAGCTAAATGATGAGCAGTTAATGCTTGACGCTAGCAATGTTGCGGACATCTATCATCAGCTTTCTTTGGATCTCTTTGACCAGGTTATAGATCGACTAAAAGAGCGTGGGTCTGCCAGCCTCGATGATAATCCTTACATTTGGCAGCTTGAAAAGATGAATGAGATGGGCATGCTAAACAATGACAATGTCAAACTCATTGCTAAGTATTCTGGCATTGCTGAGGAACAGCTGAGATATGTCATCCAAAACGAGGGCTATCAAGTCTACAAGGATACCAAGACACAGCTGTTAGAGTCGCTGGATGGTAGTAGCTTTGTGGATAACTCACTAATACAAGCCAACCTATCAGCCTATGTCAATCAGACTATGTTTGATATCGATAACCTCATCAATACCACGCTACCAATGAGTGTGAGAAAGGTCTATCAATCCATTATCGAGGAGAGTGTAGCCAAGGTTGTCACAGGTTTATCCACATCAGACAGAGCTATCTCTGATACAGTCATGAAATGGGCTAAAAAAGGCTTTTATGGATTTACAGATAGCCAAGGGAAGAATTGGAGAGCTGACACATATGCTAGACAGATTATTAAATCTACTGCATGGCGTGTCTATCGTGAGGCTAATACAGCTCCAGCTCTTGAATTAGGAATAGACACCTTTTACTATCACAAAAAGGCCACAGCAAGAGAGATGTGCGCACCTTTGCAGCACCAAATTGTCACGCTAGGAGAGGCGAGGGTTGAACAAGGTGAGAAGATCCTAGCTTTATCTGATTATGGTTACGGACATCCAGCAGGTTGTCAAGGGATTAACTGCACACACGAGATGACTCCGTACATCGTAGGAGCTAACTACAAGCCTGATTTGCCTGATGAATTAAGAGACTTGACTCCAGAGCAAGCAATAGAAAACGCAAACGTACAGGCCAAGCAGAGAGCTCTGGAGCGGTCTATCAGACAATCCAAGGAGCACCTGCATGTAGCAGAGAAGTTAGGGGATAAAGAGCTCATAGATAAGTACAAGAGCAAAGTCAGAAAGCAACAGGGAGCGCTGAGAGGTTATATCAGCCAGCATCCATTTCTACATCGTGATTATGCTAGGGAAAAGTACTATGAGGATCCATTTTCTCAAGCTCAAAAAGAAGTAAAACTCAGGAAGAAGATGTCAGAATATCACTACATCAAAGAGGATGAAATACCTGCATTTAAGAAAGTAGGTGGAAAAATAACAAAAACTGAGCGTAATATTATCTATGCTCCAGACTTTGATAGTATGGGCTATATAGCCACAAATAGGAGTTTTGATATTAATAGAGCGCTCAGAAGTAATGGAGCCGTCCCACTCGGCAAAGAAGAAAGCAAAGTGGTCTCAACGCTTGATAGTGTTATTGAAAGAAATAAAACGCTGAAAAATATAAAAGTTAGTCGCTTTGATGATGGTAGTTACTTTAAATCAATAATTACCAGCAATGCTGAACTATTGAAAAAATATGACAGTGTAACTGATATGCTAAATTCTGGCGAGGCAACTTTCAGCAATTCCGCTTACACATCAACCAGTTATATCCCCAAATATAACTTTTTCAAAACTAGAGGCGTTAAAACAATTATCAACATTCCAAAGGATAGTAAAATATACTTTACAGATAATGACGCAGAGTCCGAAATTATCATACCAAGAAACGCAAAATATGATATAATTAGTATGAAAGAAAACAAAGGCGGCATTGTCTTAGAAATGAATTTAAGAGAGGAGTGATATTATGGAATTGTCAGAGGCTCTAAACTTTGTTGACTCTTTAAATCTGGATGAAAAACCTATAGATTTTTCAGAGTTTACTGATGATCAATTACTGAACATAAGTATTACGCTTGACTTGCTTTCATTAGATGAGGCTAAAGCATTCGAGTTAGAATTAAATAAGCGACAGCTTACAGAGAAATATTTTTCTATGAGAAAACCTAAAATTAGCGCTTAGTACAATCTAGGCGCTTTTCTTGTGCCCGAAAGGAGAGCTAATGAATAAACGCATCAAGAAAAAGCGTGAGCTTTATGATCGACTGAGAAAGTCAGAGGGTATTGTGGATTACTTAATCAGCCAAAATAATCAGCTGTGGAACATTGTGGATAGATTAGAAAAAATCAGCTCACAAAATGTGAAAGTTACTAACAGCCGATTTGATAGAATTGAGGAAGATATCCAAGAACTCAAGAAACCACGCAAAAAGTCATGGTTTGGTTTTAGATAAGGAGGTGATCCATGTCTTGACTGGTAGGAATAGACTACTAGAAAATCAATATAAACCACTATAAACCGTATGGAAACCCATGCGGTTTTTTGCTTGACTTTATCCGCAGTCGGTAAAGAACGGAAGATAAGACCTAATTTTAGGAGGACAGAAGAATGCCAGAAGACATTCAAACACAAGCTGACCAGCCAGTCAATGCTGGAGAAAACACTGAGTCACAAACTCAAGAGCAACCTACCAAGACTTTCACTCAAGATGAGGTGACTGGTCTTGTCGCTAAAGAGGCCAAGAAAGCACAAGAAAAAATCTTCAAAGACCTAGGGTTTGAAAATTTCAATAGTGCCAAGGAAGGACTCCAACAGCTCAAAGAGTGGAAAGACTCTCAAAAGAGCGAGGTTGAGAAACAGTTAGAGGCGCTTGCTGTTAAAGAAAAAGAGCTAGAACTTGCTTTGTCGGACAAAAAGAACCTAGAAGCGAAATTGTCAGCTCTGACTTTGGGAGTAAATGCTGAGTCTGTTGATGATGTCATCACTCTATCTGCTCGCTTGGTGACAGACGAGGTATCTATTGAAGATGCTATCGGCCAAGTATTGCAGAAATATCCTCAATTTGGTCACACAGAGCAAGCTGAGGAAAAGAAACCAACGTTTTCAGTCGGAGGAAATCCAACAGCTGAAACAAATCAAGGAGATGCCTTTTTGAAGGCATTAGGACTAACAAATTGATAGGAGAATAATCAATGACAATTAACTACATCACTAAACATGAGGGCGCGTTTGAAAAGAAATTGATGCAAGGTGCCCTCACAAGCATTTTGGAAACACCACAAGTGAACTGGTTGGGCGCTAAATCGTTCGAATTGCCGACAATCTCTGTAACAGGATACAAGGCACACACACGCTCTAAGGGTTACAATGCTGGGACTGTTTCAAACGACAAGAAAGTTTACACTCTCGGATTTGACCGTGACGTCGAGTTCTTTGTAGACTCTGCAGACGTAGACGAAACAAACCAAGAACTTTCAGCTGCTAACGTATCCAACACATTCATTACTGAACACGCAACTCCAGAAGTCGATGCATACCGCTTTTCTAAACTTGCAACAGAAGCTATCACAGGTACACACTTCAAGTCTGAAACTGACTTGTCAGAAGTGAATATCTACTCACGCTTGAAAGCTGCCCTTTTGCCAGTTCGTAAATACGGCGCCCAAAATATCGTTATGTACGTTTCAAGTGAAGTAATGGACTTCCTAGAACGATCTAAAGACTTCACACGATCAATCGCTACTACATCACCTCAAGGTATTGACACCCGTGTAACTTCGCTTGATGGAGTTCAAATCATCGAAGTTTGGGATGACGCACGTTTCAAAACTAAGTTTGACTTCACGACAGGATTTGTCAAAGCGTCAGATGGGAAAGATATCAACTTCTTGATCGTTGCTAAGCCAGCAGTTATTGCAAAGGCTAAATTCAACTCCATCTATCTTTTCGCTCCTGGTCAACATACGGAAGGGGATGGCTATCTGTACCAAAACCGTCTTTATCACGATCTTTTTGTCTTGGACACTAAAAAAGATGGTGTCTATGTATCTCATAAATCAGCTTAATAGGGGGTAAAACATGAAGAAGTACGAGAAAGGCAATCAAGTCTACACTGTTCAGGAAGGCAGTGAGCTTGAAATCCAATTGATTGCTGATGGGTTTAAGGAGAAGAAAGAGGAAGAAGATCTTGTCTCTAACCCTTACAGTAAAATGACCGTGGATGAATTGAAGGCCCTCCTCGAAGAGCGTTCTATCCCACTTCCAGAGGGTAAAGTTACTAAAAAGGATCTTACAGCCCTTTTAGAAAAAGGTAACGAGGAGGAGTAAACTAAATGGCTAAATATAAAGCTACATCAAACGTTGTATTTCTTATCGACGGCAAAGAACAAAACTACGACAAAGATGTTGAATACGACATGGATGTCAAGTCAGCAGATGAGCTCAATGCCAAAGGCAAGCTCTCGCATCCAGAACTCAGCCCGTTCTTCGAGCGTGTTGACAAGGAAGAAAAACAAGCAAAGGCGGATAAATAACCCCGCCTTTTTTTATTGGAGGTGGTTATTATCGCTTATTTAACTCAAAACGAATTTGAAAAACTTGGATTTGATGATGTTAAAAACTTTGAGAAGTTAGAAAAGAGGGCTGAGGTGGCTATCAATCTCTTTTTAGGCAATTTCTACAATGCTGTAGATTTTGAAAGAGATTATGAACCAAGAAAGCAAGCAGTCAAATTAGCTACAGCTTACCAGGTGGCCTATTTGGACGCTAGCGGCATCATGACAGCTGATGACAAGCAATCAGTGTCTAGCGTATCGCTTGGACGTACCTCTGTGAGCTACAAGGACAGCTCTAAGACCTCTCTGGAAAGTGCTAGGTATAATCTTTCACTTGATGCCCTAAATGTTCTGAAAGGGGCAGGATTTGGCTATAGGGGGGTAAGTTATGACAGACATTGACAAACGCTTATTAGTTGATACTGTGACGATCCAAAAGCCAACAGGTGAGACAGATGGGTGGGGGAAGCCTACGCTAGAAGAACCTATCACCCTCAAGCCTGTTAGATTTGATAGAAAGTATCATGTGCAAGGCACTCAAAATAGCCGTGCAGAGTTTAAGCCTAGCGTCTTATTCGTGTATCCAAAGTATTGCCCTATAGTCCTAGATGAAACTTTTGAGAATGCTATCGTAAACGACGGCAAGCGAGAATACAGAGTAACAACGGTAATCCCTGTCAGTTATCCACACAATGGCAAGATATTCTGTTATGAAGTGGAGTGCATCTGATGGGTGTTGGTGTATCTGTAAAAGTTGACCTCAAAGGGATTGAAAACAAGGTATCACCCACGGCGTTGGCCAGGGGTAAGTTAGCGATTGCTAGCCAGATGAAGAGTGACATGGCTCGTTTTATCCCTCGCAAAAGCGGAGAACTCAGTGGTAGCGGGTCTGTTTTAAAAGACAGTATCCGATACCCTGGGCCATATGCTAGGGCTCAATTTTACGGTTCTAGCTACAACAAGCATCGTAGCTTTGTGTTTAGAAAATACACAACAGCGGGCACTGGCAAGCGGTGGGACCTTAAAGCCTCAGCTATCCATGTGAAAGACTGGGGCAAAGTAGGACTAAGAGCAATGGGAGTGAAAGCATGAGTAATAATGATTTTTCAAAGGTCCTAAGAGACCACATCAACACGCTAGAGTTACCTCTGCCTTGTAAACTTGATTACTTAGCAGAGCGTGAGGGCCTAGTGCTATATCCGTTACCTGGTGGTAAGGTTGAAAAAGGGTACATGGATGGCAAACAGCTGATCAGCTTGATTTATGAGGTGGCAATCAAAACGACTGACCACGAGAAAACCAGCTCGATCCTGTGGACCATCAATCATGCTCTTGCTGATTTCGATCTTGAGCTACCAAGTAAAAATAATTCGTATCAATTCATGGGCCTTGAAGTCTCACAGCCATTTCTTAATGACCGTGACGAGCAAGGCTTTTATATTTATATGCTGGACGTAACAGCAAAAATAGAAACAAATGGAGGAAATTAAATGCCAAAATTAAAAAACGCCAAACGCAAGCACTTTATCGCTGAATGGTCAGCAGACAGTGCAGCTACTGAACCAACAGGTGACTCTTGGAAATGGCTTGCCGATGGAGTGACAACCGCTGAGGTTGAAAATGACGAGGAAACAGATGATGTAGCCTACTACAACGGAGACGGTACCAAGAAAACTGTTGTTACATCTGTTAAGAAAGGTTACAGCTTCGAGGGTGACTACATCCGTGAAGATGCAGCACAAGCACTCATTGAATCAAAAGAACTCAAAACTGGTGACGATCGCACTCTTTGGTTCAAGGTGGTTGAAGCAGATGGCAAGACTCAAAAAGTCGGCGTAGCTACTGTATCAGATATCAAAATCGGCGGTGGTGAAGCGTCTGAGTATGAAGCATTTGAGGCTACTATCAGCTGGAACTCTGCACCTAAAGAGTCTGCTGTTGTGGGCTAATAACTTAACTTAACTTAAAGGGGAGCGTTAGACTCCCCTTTTTATTTTTGATTAGTAGGAGAAAACAAATGGTAGTAATTAAAAAGCGTAACAACATCATCCCTGTAGAATTTGGTGAATTCACCCTTGAATTTGTATCGAATGACTCAAGCATTCGCAAAATGGAAGAAGTCGGCAAGAAATTGCAAAAAGAGGGCGGAGAATTAGCTGAAAAAGCTGATGACAATGCTCTTGATGCCTTACAAGGTATGGTCAAAGAGTCCTGGACTGATCTATTTAGTGCTGAGGCTTATGATAAAGTCTATGCATTTTCTGGCGAGTCCACAGTGGACACTATGGCCTATTTACTTGAGACAATCGCAGGCGTTGTAAACGAGTGGGAACAGCGCAACAACGTGGACGCACTCAAAAAGTATCTAGGTGACTAACATGCTGGATCTATCAAGGAAGTTAACAGATGAGTTGGTCCTTGGTGATGATGTGTATCCGCTAAATATCGCCTTTAACAAGGTTTTAAAAGTCGTGGAGCTAATCAATGACAGTGATATCGAGGACATCTACAAGCCTTATCTGGCTATTCAGATTTTCACAGGCGTAGATTTCACCTCGAAGTTATCACCAGAAGAAGCTACAGCGATTTTCAAGATGATATTTGAGGAGCATGTCCGAATAATCCCAGTAAAAGACACAGCACCAGTGCTGGATCTGGCTGGTAATCCAATCAAGAGCAAAATACGCTCACAGTCCAAATCAGAGGATGGAGAGCGTCTATTTAGCTTGAAGTATGATGCTGAGTACATTTACGCATCATTTCTGCAGGCTTATGGCATTGACCTGATGGATGCCCAGAACAGCCTACACTGGAAGAAATTCAATGCCCTACTTAATGGGCTACCTAGTGATACAAAGTTTGCTGAGGTTCTTAAAATAAGGGCCTACAAGCCCCAAAAAGGCGACAGCAAGAAATACAAGGAGAGTATGAAAGAGCTCAAGAAAGAGTACGCTCTACCTAAAGAATTTGACTACTAATCTGAGAAAGGAGGTACACAATGGCAGATGGTTCGGTTACTATCAAGGTTGATATGGACAGCTCCGATGCCAAGTCTGGCGTCAGCAAGCTCAAAGCCTTATTCGGTGGCCTCGAAAGCGCAACCTCAAAAGCTGGATCTGTATTTAAGTCAGTATTAGGTGCAAATTTGATTAGTTCGGCGCTAACATCCGGTATCAGCACAATTACTGGCGGTATTCGTGATATGGCCTCTGAGCTTAATGGATCACAGAAAGCATGGAAAACCTTCGAGGGAAATCTACAGGCTTTTGGTCGGTCAACTGATGAAATCAAGATAGCAAAAGCTGAGATGCAGGATTTTGCCACCAAGACCATCTACTCAGCCTCTGACATGGCTAGCACCTACTCACAGCTCGACGCTGTTGGTACTAAAAATGTTGGTAGTCTAGTTAAAGCCTTTGGTGGACTTGCTGCATCGGCAGAAAATCCAGCACAGGCTATGAAATCACTATCCACTCAAGCAACACAGATGGCAAGTAAGCCTAAAGTAGCTTGGATGGACTTCAAGATCATGATGGAACAAGCACCAGCTGGTATGGCAGCAGTAGCCAAAGAGATGGGGATGTCCACAGCCGAGTTGGTATCAGCTGTACAAGATGGCAAGATTAAGACTGAGGATTTCTTCGATGCCATGAACCGAGCAGGTAACTCTGACGCATTTCAGAAGATGGCTACAGAGTTCAAGACGGTTGACCAGGCAATAGATGGAGCAAAAGAAAGTCTAGCCAACAAATTGATGCCTGTCTTTGAGAAACTGAATTCATTCGGGATCAAAGCAGTAAATGCCTTATCTGACGCCCTTGGGAAAATTAACTTTGACAAGATGGCTGAGGGACTAGGTAAATTCTTCGATGGCATCAACATCGAGGCTATTATCTCTAACGTCAGCAATACCATCTCTAACGTTGTTTCAAAGATTAAAACCTTTTGGTCTGCATTTGCTAACACAGGAGCTGTGTCAGCATTCGCTGGAGCAATCAAAAGTATTGCTGGAGCTTTGGGGCATGTTTGGGAGAGCCTAACAGCTTCAAACGTGCTAACAACACTAGGGAACGCTCTGGGTACAGTCGTCAAGTGGTTATCTCAGGCTGCTACAATGGCTGCTAACTTCGTGAAATCATTACCGACTGGAGTCATTCAAGCAATTGCTGGTGGTCTAGTAGGTCTAATTGCTGGTTTCAAGGCCTTTAACTTCCTGAAATCATTCAACCCTTTTGGCATGTTTCAAAAAAATGCTACTACTGGGATCAGTGGAGTACAATCCGTTGTCCGAAGTGCAAGCAATGGCATTGTAAATGTCATTCGCAGTCTGGGCCAAAGTGTAGCTGCCGCTGCTAGAGGTATTGGGCAAGGTATAGGTGCTGCATTCAGAGGCATTGGGCAAGGGTTATCTATGGTTAATCCTGCTACTATCCTTGCGCTCTCTGTAGCTATCTTAGCTGTAGGTGCAGCAATGGCTCTGGCTGGTATGCAAGGCGCTGGAATTGCTAAAATCTTGCAAGGTATCGGTAGCGTGATTGAGTCGGTAGGCCAAGCATTCGCTACTATCGCAAGCTCAATCATTGACGCATTCGCCAAGGCGCTTGTTACTATTGCCCCAGCTGTTCAGGCTTTCGTGCCTGTTATTCATGCTATTGGGGAGGCTATCGGGACTGTTGTGGTAGCAGTCGGCTTAGTAGCACCACAATTGGCAATCTTAGTCAATGCATTTGGTACAGCATTCAGCTCTATTATTCAGGCTGTAGGTACCGCTGTTCAATCTATAGCGTCTGGTATCGCCCAAATTGTTACGGCGTTTGCTCCGATTGTGGAAACTATCGGAAACACAATAGTCCAAGTAACTCAGATCATCATGACGAACCTGCCACCAGTGCTGGAAGCTGTAGCCCCTATCATTGAAACATTAGGGAATGTATTTACAACTACTGCTCAGATTATCGCTAACGCTATTGTACAGATTGTACAGGCTTTAGTCCCAGTAATGCCAGCAGTGGCACAGGTGGCATCGGCTATTGGCTCAGCGGTATCATCTATTGCTGAGGCATTCGCCAGTGTAGTTGGCCAGATTGCTCCAATCATTGACAGCCTATCTAATCTATTCACTAGTGTTGGCTCTGCTATCCAGAGTGCTCTCACTCCTGTAGCTCCAATCATTGAGGCGTTTGGTAACTCCGTCAAGTCTGTATTTGAGGGAGCGGCAGATGTCATTCGTGCATTTGGTGATGCAGTTAAAAGTATTTTAGACGGTGTTTCTGGTGTTATCAAATCCATCGGCCAAGCAATCAAAGACGCTGGTCAAGGATTTAAACTGTTTGGTGAGGGTGTTAAACTTGCTGGAGACAACGGGCTACAAGCTGCTGCTGGTATCGGTGCAGTTGCTGCGGCGGTCCTTGGACTTGGTGCAGCTTCTGCAGGTGGTAACTTAAACGGCTTTCGTGCCGATTTGGACAAACTGGATACAGTCATGTACAAAATTAGTGGCAGAAACGTTGGCGCAGTATTCTCACAAATGGGGAGCGGTATGCAGATAGCTGCAAGCATGGTGTCCAGATTAACAACTGGCCTGCCATTAGTAGCAACTGCAATGCAACAGCTAGGCCCTGCCTCTACAGCATCAGCTACTGGAATCCGTTCATTCGCTCAAGGATTTTCTTTACTTGGTGCATCGCTCTCTGGAGCTGTACCGATGTTTACACAAATGGCAAGTAGTTTCACACGCTTCAACTCTGGTATCACAACAGCAACATCAGCCATGACTATGTTCGGATCAGTGTTAGCTAGTATCCAGGGCGTGCTGAGTTCGGTTGTATCATCTCTAACGTCGTTCTTATCTACTAGTACGGCTGTTAATGCATCTGTGCAGTCTATGCAAGCATCATTTATGAGCCTTGGCTCATCGCTGGCAACGTCTGGTACTATGTTCGGACAGTTAGGGGCAGTGATGACGGCAGCAATGTCTCAAGTGGCATCTGCCGCTATGTCTGGCATGTCAAGAGTAGAGTCTGTAATCCGTTCTAGCATGATGCAAGCAGTAGCATCGGTTACTAGTAGCATGATGCAGATTGTTATGGTTATAAGAATGTCAGCGGTCCAAATGACTCAAGCAGGTCAACAAGCAGGGCGTGGCGTTGCTAATGGCGTAACTAACGGCATCCGTGCTGGCATTGGATCAGCAACAGCTGCAATGTCAGCAATGGTCAACGCAATCCGTTCTACAGCGGCAGCGGGCGCTGGCATGATGGTAGGAATTGGTGCCATGATTGGCCAAGGCTTGGCTCAGGGTATGTATTCAGCTCTCGGAGCTGTTACAGCGGCAGCCAACGCTCTTGTAGCACAGGCTGAGCGTGCAGCTCAAGCTAAAGCCAAAATCCACAGTCCATCACGGCTATTCAGGGACAATGTCGGGCGCTATATCGCTCAAGGTATCGCTGTAGGTATCGAGCAAAACACGTCTGATGTGACCGATAGCCTAGCTTACGTGCAAAGAGAGATGTCAGCGTTTAAATTTGGCGTTGAGGATCTCTTAGGTCTTGGCAGTAGCACTCTATCAAGTCAATTCAAGCTCAAATCACGCACAGAACGTGCTGAGACAAGCCAGATCGAAGTGATTAGAGAGCAATCGGACAAAGCTCTCACTAGAGCGCTAGAAGTGGCTGAGGAGGCTGTTAAGCGTCCAGTCAACTTGATGCTTGATGATGGTACTCTGGTTGCTAAAATCGGGGCTCCTATGACTAACTTCCAAAATGACAAGTTAATGCTGGATAACATGATGAGAGGGATAATTCGATGAACAATGACACTATAATTTTCAACGGTTTTGACCTCTCAAAGGTCATCCGCATTATTGAAATCATCCGACCCGTGGGAAACGAAAGGTCAATCACTACCAATAACGCCCCACGGTTAGGGGTCAATTTGCAAGAAGTAAGAACTGGACCAAAGATCATCAAGGTTAAGTTTGCCATGCAGTTTTCTGATGGTGCGAGCCTTGAGCAAGCCAAGCACACGCTGGCTGGGGTCTTCAAAACCAATGAGGCAGTTAAAATCACTATCAGTGATGAACCAGACAAGTACTATATGGGCTTGGTTTCTGGCTCTGTAAATATGGACAACGTAACCCGTTGGTTCCAAAAAGGGGAGTTTGAAATCCTTATCCCTGATGGTGTAGCTCACAGCTCAACCTATCGACGATTTGATAATGGGACGGTATCAGGTGACAAAATCACATTTGACCTTATCAATAATGGCAATGATGACGCTGTACCTGTGATCACAGTCAAAAATAACTCAGAGAACGGATACATTGGTCTTGTTAATGTAAACGGGGCCTTAGAGGTCGGAGACCGTGAGGAAGCCGATACAGAGCAGTACAGACGTTCTGAGGTGCTATTTGACTATCGAGATAGCAAAATCACAACAGGTCTATCGCAGGCCCAAAAGAATGTAGCTGTTTTGAATGATACAAGTCAAAATTTAAAAGGTACCGTCGGGATTGATAATGCTTGGGGACGTCCACATTTAGCCTTGACTAGTCGAGGTAGTGGACCTCAACCAAACAATGCAGGCTCTTTGAGCTGGACAATCCCAGCAGATAGCTCAGGAGCTACTGGCTCTCTTAATGACTATATCTGGTGGAGACAGGTTTTTTGGCTTGGCGCTGCCAACGAGTTTGGCTTTATCAAATTGACTGTCTCTGACGACCAGGGACAGTTTTTGTATGGAGTTGAGACGTTCAAACGGTATAACGGCTTAGGTTGTGAGTATAACTTCATGGCTAGCAACGGTAGAGGTGGCTACAACATGGTTAAGCAGTGGAGTTTTACAGGGACGCATTGGGATTATCACAACCCATTCAACGAGCCCAGGGGCTGGTCTGACCTCAAACGGAACGATGACCAGGTCACTGTCTTCTGGTGGGGTGGATATAACACGTTTACGATCCCTGAAATTAAAGGTAGAAAGTCAGCTAAAATCCATGTAGCTATTGGAACCCTTGGAAACAAACCTCAAGTATCACATATGTATCTCGATGGTTTTTACTATCAGAAAGATTTTGTAAGTGGTACAAGAGATATCCCAAACCGCTACCCAATGGGCTCAAATGTGATTTTAGATTGCGAGAATGACACAGTTATCGTTGATGGAATTGAGCGAGTGATGGACATTGTCCACGGCTCAAACTTTATCACTATCCCTCCTGGAACCAGTAAGCTAGAGGTTTACTGTTCGAGTTGGGCCAAGGTCAAGCCAACAGTAAAAGTAGAATTCAGAGAAAGGTATCTATAGCTATGTTATTAACAGTACATGACTCAGGATTGAGAAAAGTAGCCTTTATTGATAACACAAAGCAAGGCACTTTGAACTTTTTTAACGATACCTGGACAAGATATCTGGATACAGGATCTAGCACTTTTGATTTTATCGTTTTTAAAAAGGCTATCACCTCGGACACTGGCCAGAAAAAGGCCTATAACTACCTCAATGAGAAAGCCTTTGTATCGTTTAGATACAAGGGCAAGGATTATCTGCACACGATCCGAAAAGTTGAAGAAAATGAGCAAGTTATCAAGTGTTACGGTATCAATCTAAACCTTGAGCTTATCAACGAGTACGCAAACCCTTATAAGTCTCCCAAAGCTATGACTTTTGAAGAGTTTTGCAATGCTATGGACTTGCTTAACTTCTCTTTCCTCAAAATCGGCATCAACGAGGTATCCACTAACAAGATATCTGCAGAGTGGGAGGGTACAGATACTAAACTCAACCGACTGCTTAGCTTGGCTAATAAGTTTGGGGCGGAGATTGAATTTGATACCAAACTCAATGCAGATAGCTCTATTAAGTCGTTTATCATCAACGTTTATCATGAAAACGACGATACACATCAAGGAGTAGGGCGAGTTAGCCCTACTATCTTGAGTTACGGGAAGAACCTCAAGACGATCACTCGGACTGTGGATAAAACCAATATCTACAACACAGTAAGACCTACTGGACGTGACGACCAAGGAAACACGGTCACAATCGCAAGCCTTGGCTCGTGGTCTGTTAATAATTCAAAAGGTGAGCGAGAATTTTACCAAGCGGGAGAACAGCTATACGCTCCTCTGTCTATGCAGATGTTCCCGTCTACATTTACCCACTCAACAGGTGGACTTGACCAGTGGATCAGAAAAGATATGACGGTAGAGAGCTCAAACCCTGAGGTTATTCGTTCTGCCGCCTATAGAGAGCTCAAAAAGAACTGCTATCCAGCTGTTACTTACGAAGCCGAGGGTTTTGCGGATCTCGATATAGGCGACACAGTACACGTATATGATGACGGGTTCAGCCCGACTCTGTTGCTTAAAATGCGAGTGTCAGAGCAGACTATCAGCTTTACTAACCCACAGAATAACAAGACTACTTTCTCAAATGCTAAAGCTCTTGAAAATCGGCTATCTCAAGGCATCCAGCAACAGCTAGACAAACTCATTGAGGAAGCTCGACCATATACCATCAAATTTGCCACAGATAACGGTACAGTCTTTAAGAACGGGCAAGGCCAGTCTATTGTGACTCCTACCTTGTTAAAAGGCAACAAAGTTATAGATTGTGGCTGGAGATGGACTGTGGACAGTGAAATCAAGTCTTCTAGTGCTAGATACACTGTTAAAGCCTCTGAAATCAATCAAAAGATTGTACTGAATGTATCAGCTTGGATTGACAACAAAGAGGTAGCATCTGACCAGTTAACACTCATCAACGCACTTGATGGCTCAATAGGTGCACCAGGACCTAAAGGAGATCCTGGCCCGAAAGGAGACCCTGGACCTAAAGGGGATAAAGGTGCTATTGATGAAACCCAGCTACAAGAAATCAAGACAAAAATTGACTCAAAAGCAGACCATGCATTGACCCAGGATCAGCTTAATGCCCTGAGCGAAAAAGCTGGGATCATCCAAGCTGAGCTAGAGGCTAAAGCTAGCGCTGACACTCTTAATAACTGGGTTAAAGCCTATCAGGACTTTGTCAAATCAAATGAGACGGCACGGGCTCAAGCAGAAAAAGACCTTATTTCAGCTAGTCAGCGTGTTTCTACCATTGCCAAAGACCTTGGAGAACTTTCTGACCGCTGGAATTTCATTGATACCTACATGAGCTCATCAAACGAGGGTCTTGTCATTGGTAAGAACGACGGAAGCTCCAGCTTGATGTTTAATCCAAATGGGCGCATCTCGATGTTTTCGGCTGGGGTTGAGGTCATGTATATTTCTCAAGGGGTTATCCACATTGAGAACGGTATTTTTTCTAAAACTGTACAAGTCGGACGGTTTAGAGAAGAGCAGTACCACATCAATCCAGATATGAATGTAATTAGATATGTAGGAGGCAGTTAATGGCAGAATTTTGGTCTAATGATGATAGAGGATACCGCATCCGCTTATGGGTTGACCAAGTATCTCAGAATACACAGGACAATAGTAGTCAGGTTAGGGTACGCTTAGCGTTGCTTAACACTACCACAACATTTGCGGACTACGACTGCTCTACCTATGTGGATATTAACGGACAGCGTTTGAATTGGTCAGGTCGTCCATCAATGCTTGCTTACAATCAGACTATTATGCTGATTGACCGTACAATCACGGTGGGACACAATGCGGACGGGTCCAAATCGTTTGGATTGACCGCATCATTTAGCGGTAGCGGTGGATGGTCTCCAGGATCTCTAAATATCAGAGGTAACTCATTTACCCTAACGACTATACCACGGTCCAGCTCGGCTAGTGTAAGTGCTGGTACCATTGGTAACACGCTTACCATCAACATTAACCGTCAAAATCCTAGCTTTAAGCACACAATCCGCTATGCGTGGGCTAACAAGTCGGGCACTATCGCTAGTAGCGTGGATACAAGTGTCACATGGACTATTCCTCTTGATTTTGCCAATGACATCACCAATTCTGCATCAGGTACAGGTACAATCTACGTAGATACTTACTCCAACGGCAGAATGACAGGAACACAGTCTGTGACGTTTACTGCAACGGTACCAGACACAATGAAGCCTACACTGTCTAGGGTTACCTTATCAGACGCTAGCACGATTGCTCAAAATCTAATTCCAAACCCTGGCACATTCATCCAAGTAATATCAAACATCAAGGTAGCATTTGATGGGGCAAGCGGATCATACGGTTCAACCATCACTGGTTACCGTGCTGAAATCGTTGGTAAAAATCAAGCTACCAACATCAACGGCGGAACACTGGGAATTATGAACTACAGCGGGTCTATTACTGTTAGAGCTAGCGTAGTTGATAGTCGTGGCCGTTGGTCCGACTCGAAAGATATCCAGGTTAAAGTACTTGAATATTTTGCGCCAGCTTTGAGTTTTAGCATCGCACGAACAGGCTCGACATCTAGCACGTTAACCGTGACTAGGAATGCCAAGGTAGCACCTCTATCAGTAAATGGTGTTCAAAAAAATACCATGACGCTCACATTTAAAGTGGCAAGACTTGGTACTGAGGCATACACTCCAGACAATGGACCAGCGAGTGGTACCTGGTCAAGTATAAGCACGCTGGTCAACTCTCAAGCTAATCTTGTTGGTAATTATCTAGCTAATCAGTCATGGGTGGTTATTGGTGCGCTAGAAGACAAATTCACACGCACAGAGTTTGCTGTCAACATAGCCACAGAGAGCGTAGTCTTCTCTTATGACCGTTTTGGTGTTGGGGTTAACAAAATCCGAGAGCGTGGCGCTTTGGATGTTCGAGGCGATATTTATGCAAATGATAAGCCGATCCAACAATACCAGCTTACTCAAAACAATGGTAGGTTAAATAGAGGTGGATGGAATCAACCATGGAACCAGCAATCTACTAGTATAGACTGGCGTAGTGGTGATTTTGCAGACCATCCGCTTGGTAAAAACGGCCCTTGGGGGTTGTTCCAAAACTACTGGCTTGATAGTTGGAAGGGTGCTCAGTTCTTCACCGAGTTTGGTCAAGGTCGCCATTTCATAAGGTTTTATAATAATGCTCGGGAGTGGAAACCTTCACCGTGGAAAGAAGTTGCATTTACAGATCACCCGAACCTTATCAACACAGGGTGGCAAAATATAAGCAGAGGCGTGAGGTGCAAGCGTGTGGGAGATATAGTGTACGTAGACCTAGACAATATTTCTGTTAATAAGCAAACAGAGCTTAATCTAGGAAGGTTGCCATCAAATCACAGGCCAACACACCCTATCATGCTATCTATTCCATCATGGGTAGTAGTAAATGAATTTGTCAAAATACAAATTGATACAAATGGATCAATGACAATTTTGGCGCAGAGTGTTGACAACAACAGAACAATAAGCACTCAAATTAGTTTTGTTATTTAAGAAAGGTAACCAATATATGAAATTAGAATATGGTTCAAAATCACAAGAATACGACGCTAGCGGCACAGCGTCCGCCACCAAAGTCACGTTAGTTAACTCTGATGGCGCTAATATGCCCATTTTACTGCCAGCAGATAAGATCAGCTTGTCCAATACTGAGCTCTTTGAGTTAGCACTAGAGGTCCTCTATCAAGAGAATTTTCCTAATCGTGCAGAAAAAGAGAAGTTCAACCAGGTAGAGGAACAACTCCAAAAAAACAAAGAGATTGCTGACAAGGCTGGACAGGCCTCGGCAGAAAACAAGGAATACCTCGCAACTGTTTCAGCAATCACTGAGGTATTGATCGCTCTTGCTATCTCTCAAAACGGGGGCATGGCTACTCACACTTACAGCAAGGTTGCAACGTTTATCAAACCTTTAACCAAGGGCACACGATATGTCAACGGGGATATCGTGTCTATGCCTTATCCGTTTGATGCTAATATTAAATGGCCGAGAGGAACAGCGACCATCTTCAAATTCCAGATGCAAGCTACTGAGGGTTATACCTATAAGGAGCAATCATTGTCTGATATGCTTCGACAGGGTGTGCTTACTGTAGTAATGCCACGGATTGACTAAAAGGAGGGACTATGACATGGCTTGATGTATTTGAGAGGATCATACACGAAATATCTCAATTAGGCCCTACAATCGGACTCATCGTTTCTAGCTGGTTTGGATTACTTGCTGGTAGGTCTGGTAATCTCAATAAACAACAATTTAACGAGCTAAAGGACGAACTTGGAGCAATCCAGCACTCGGTCAATGATATCCGAGAGGTAGGAGAAGACAATAACAAAAAGATTAGTGAGGTTAATGACAAGCTAATCGTCCATGATGAGGCTCATTTGGTAACAATGTATCTACGGTTAGAGCGTGATATGACTGTCGCAATCAACCGAGGGTACACCACTATACATGAGTCTGATATCGTGCATAGAATGCATGAGAATTACAAGAAACTTGGTGGAAACGGGCGCATAGATAGCCTTTTTACCAAATATAATTATTTAGAAGTGAGGAACTAAAACATGAATAAAATCAACTGGTCTGTACGTTTCACGCTTAAAAACAAAGCGTTTATGACCCGCTTGGCCCTTGCCATCGCTTTGCCGATTTTGACTTACTTCGGAGTTAATTTCCAAGATCTGACAAGTTGGGGATCTGTATTTAGCTTGCTTGGCAAGTTTGCATCTAACCCTTATCTTATCGGTTTGACAATCGCAAATGTCCTCAATATCGTTCCAGACCCTACCACAGCAGGTTTTGGCGATAGCAAGCGTGCTCTTAACTATTATGAACCACATAATGACTAAAAGGCTATTTGTTAAAGTAGCGCTTTTTTTGTTAGCCGTCATCTCATTCTGGGTGACGGCTTTTGATTTCAAGGAGTAAAAAATGATAACATTACAAGACATTATTGGATATGCCGAAGGCCTTGCTGACCAAGGTGTAGGAGTTGATGCGGATAATTCTTGGGGAACGCAATGCGTGGACCTACCCAACTCAATCTCAATCAATTTCTTTGGCCGTGCCCTTTGGGGCAACGCTATTGATCTGCTCAATTCGGCCCGTGATTTAGGCTACGAGGTCGAATACAACGAGGACGGAAACGTAAATAGCAAACCACGGGCTGGAGCTGTATTTGTCCAAGAGACTACTTACATTGCAGGGCATCCTTACGGCCACACAGGTCTAGTCATTGAAGACTCAGACGGCTATACAATTAAGACGATTGAGCAAAATATTGACGGTAATGCTGACAGCTTATACGTTGGTGGTCCAGCACGCTACAACACTCGCAATTTTGACGGCATTGTAGGTTGGTTCTACTTCCCGCTTGATAATGCAGATTATCAACCTGTACAAGCTACAACTACAGGAGATGGCACAATCACAGAGGAAAACGGAACATTTACGGTTGAAGTATCAGCCCTCAATGTCCGTGATAAGGCTGGTTTAGATGGCGCTATCGTCGCTGTATATGGAGCGGGCGAGTCTATCAACTATGACGGCTACTGTGACAAAGACGGATATATCTGGATCACGTACATCGGAGGATCCGGTAATCGTCGCTACGTGGCTGTAGGACAATCCGAAAACGGCCAACGTGTTACAGATTTTGGATCATTTGCTTAACTAAAAGAAAGGGAATACTTTCTAAATTCATAAATCAACCCCTCCGTTTTGGAGGGGCTTTTTTTATTGCCGTTAAAACAGACATTTTTGCTATTGTCTATTACAACGGAAAAAAGAATTTTAGTGACATTCATTGAAATGTTAGTTGTTTTGCTTATTATCAGTGTTCTTCTCTTGCTCTTTGTTCCCAATTTGACCAAGCAGAAAGATTCGGTAACGGATACAGGAAATCGAGCGGTCGTCAAAGTTGTGGAGAGCCAGGCTGAGCTCTATGAACTCAATCATCAGAATGAAAAAGCCAGTCTTTCTAAGCTTGTCGCAGAAGGACAAATCACTCAAAAACAAGCAGAAGCCTACCGTGCTCACTATGTGAAGAATGCAGGTGATCACCGTGCGGTTGCAGATTAA